TGCTGTATAATCATCTAATAAATATTTTTGCTGAGGTCTAAATTTGACACCTTGGTTATAGATATCTTGATCGCCTTGATTGTAAAACGCTACCATTATCTTCTTCCTCCTGGGTGTATATCTAGTCTAAATGTACCTAATTTCCAATCTTCTCCAACACCTATATTAGATACTTGGACTGCTATTGATCTAGCTCTTAATCTAACATCTTTTTTTGTTATAGCGTCTGTAATGTTTGTAAAATTTGTAGTGACCCCTGTACTATTTGGATAATCTTTAGTTACAAAACTAACTTGAGCTGCACCTGTTTGACTTATAAAGTCAGGTATAAATCTACTTATTCTCATAATGTATTCTCCATCTCCTCTAATATCTGGCATACCTGCAACTGCTCCACTAGAGGATCTTTTTTGTGTAATATCAAAATCACCTGAAGTAATAGTTGCTGCAATAGTAGTAGTGCCTGAATTAGTTACTTGATCTGTCCCCGTTTCCTGTTCAAAGTATATAGTACTTCCATCAGTATTGCCAACAACATCAAACGATGCATTATCACTAGGATTATACTCAGTCGCATGAGGTTTATCAAAAACTGCAGAATCTTGCCAAGTAGTCCTAGCCAAAGTTCCTGTTGTCCATATAGGACGTTGAGTTGTAGAATCTAAATAATTATAAGTAACATTTCTATTTACTACATTTGAACCGGATGTTGGGTAGTACCATACGACTTCTCCAAATAAATTATTAGTCCCTGCATAAATTAAATCTCTAGGGGTGCTATTCAAATTATCATAAACAAAATCTTCTACCAAACAAGGCATAGATCTTAATTGACCATCATAAGTAAAGAACCCATTTTCTGACATCCAATAAGCAACACCATCAACTTCAGAAGATGCATTCTTACCTATTAATCCACAGTTGTTTCCAACTTGTGAAAAAGCAAATGTAAAAGGTTGGCCTACGAATTGCATTAAAAACAATCCTGTATCTGTCCAAACATAAATTGCATCCCTACCTTTAGAAGCCGCCATAATTTTAGAACCAGCTGCTAGTCTTTGAGTACCTGCTGTATTTTCTGCTTTTACAGTGTATTCATTAATATTTTCTTGGTCGGAAAATCTAATAAACATATCATCTTGTGAAGCCTTATCGCCAATTGTAGTTTCAGTTCCAAAAAATACTAAGTGTCTATCTGGAGTTGATACTAATACATGACGTGACGCTGTTGGTGCATTAGCAATGATAGTTGCCCTTGTTGAATTTGCATTTGTTGCTGCTGCATCCCATTCAAAACACTCACCGTTATAAATAAGTGCAATTAATTTTGTACCAAAATTATCTAGTACCCATAAACCCGGGTCAAAAGGAAATACATTAGTAGAAGCTTGTCCCCATCCTATAAACGAAGTTACATTTGTAATTACAGAGGTTTGAGTATGTGTTGTTTTTGTTGTACCATTTACACCTCTGGCACCGCCGCTTAAAGTATTCGTTCCTGTATTGTTAGCTGTGTAAGATATATCTTCTGTACCTATTCTTATGGTCCCCGATGCCGGAAACGAGTTTGAACTAGCAAGAATAATGTTGGTTGTTGTTGTATCTGTTAAAGCTGTTGCAAGAGTAGAGGTTGCGGGACCGGGAGCAGTACCTCCGTATAGACCTGTACCAAAACCAAAGCCAGCAACTTGTTGCGCTGGACCTACGGAATAATAAATTTGAATTGTTGTTGACGTATTTCCTGAAGATAGAGTTGTTCCTGTAACATTTGCAGGTAATGTAATTGTAAAAGTAGTTGAAGTTGGAACACTTGTAACCATAAATTTTACATCATCAAAAGTAGCTGCGGATAAACTAGATCCTCCTGGAATAGTAGTGTTAGAAAATAAAACTATATCATCGTCTTTTAAACCATGAGCAGCAGAACAAGTTACAGTAACTGTAGTAGATCCGTCACTAACAAAAGTACAGCTAGTTAATGTTGATCTAATTGGATGAATATCATAAAAAACACCACCTGAAAAAACGTATAAAATTCTATTAGTACCTACTGCTGAGTATTTAAGTCCAGCGTTATTGTCCCAATTGTGTTGAGCCCTTGCTACACCTGTAAGTTTGTCCCCACCTAATTGAAGGCAACCACCTATTTTTTCAGCACTTCCATATCTAAAACGTACATTATCGCCTTCGATCCATTGGCCTTCGGCCCCTGTATCTGATACTTGTTTGTTGAATCCTGGTACAATACCTAATTTTTGTAGCATATAAAAACCTGTTTATTATGGTTTATATCAGATTTAACGTTAGATCAAGATCTTGTTATCGAGCTAGTCCAGCTACACCAGTTGATGTTGTAAATGGATTTTCAGCAAATGCCATGAAAATGTAGTTATTACCACTATCATTAGTTTCTGATCTTGTATTTCTTGGCTTAAATCCATTGCTTAAAAAATCTAAATTATAATCTGAAGACTCTGATTCTGGATCACTGCTATTTGGATAAAGATATCTGTCTAGTGGATTATAAAAAGATGAAGGATCTCTTTTGTTGTCTTGTATAACCCAATTGTATGAAGCACCACTATTTTTCACCATAATAAATGCTGGTTTAAATCCTGTATAAATAAATGTACCATTGGCATCTCCATTACCAACATAGCTTCCCATCCTACTAAAACCTTGTTTATTTGCAAAACTGTAAGCAACTATAGTTGTTCCATCTTGATTAGTATCTGCAGTGCTACCAACTGTAAATACAGATGAACTTGGGTCAGTATTATTCCATCTTAAACTACTTGATTGTACTCCACCTGTTAAATCTAATTCTAAAAATTGTTCAAATTGATTAGGTAAAGCCATACTACCAAATACCCATTGACCATTTTGACTTAATCTTTTACAAATAACTACTCGTGGTTGAACCCCTAAATGATGTGGTATTGTATGACCAGCAGTTCCATTACCTGTATATTTTATAATTGAAAAACCAGCATCTGTATTTACAGAACCAGAATAAGATTTAGATGTGCCACTTCCACCAGTATTACCAGATACAGATGTTCCAGCTTTCCAGTTCCATGATACAAAAAGTCTACTATTTCCATTAGTATCATTTTCAGAACCTAAAGCAAAACCATCAGAGTTCCATGAAGTTAAAGTATTTGCCGCACTTGCTTGAGAATTAGAATTATTAGTTGATAATCTATATAAAGCACCTCTTACAGAATCAAAAATCATGTGTGCTGTTGCACCATCTCTATGCTTAATCCATGTCCAATTTGGTTCAAAATCTAAACCAGTAATAGATTGTGTTCCACCATTACCAGTATAAAGTTTTGTTTCAAAATAATCTGATGGTTTATCTATATCTGGGTAAGCCATTATCCAAACTCCGATAGGTTTTTTGTGTTTAAAGAAAAGTAGTTACTTGGAACTGCATATTCAAAGTTTCCATAGCCATTACCATCCGCGTTGCCAGATGAGATTGCAAAAGATGGAGAGCCAAAGTTACCTGATAAAGTTGTTGAAGTAGGTGCACAACCGAAAGTGTATTCACTATAAGCAGATATATCAAAACCTGTTCCAGAATTTTGAATTGCACCATTTTTATAAAAATATACTCTGTCATTATCCATATCTAAAGCTACACCAACAATATCTCCTGTTGATAAAGAACTTACTGAAGCTAATGTGCTTCCACCACTTCTAATATTTCCATCTTGTTTATACATAAAAGCTCCTGTCTTTCCGCCATATACATCATCATTATCATTCATTGTATCAGTTGCTACTACTCCTGTTTGAAAATAACTACCACTTACCCATTTTGCTTCATAATACCATTTACCAGATGAAACTCCTATTGTTGCAAAAATTCCTCTTGATGTTCCACCCATTACAACATTAAGATTACCTTCAGTTAAAGTAATGTCAGATGAATTATTTCCTGCTTTGCTCCAAGTTATAAAATTATTTGTGCAAGTATCAGTAGATTGATCTACTGCTGTAAGGTTTGTTTCCGATAAAGTTGTTCCACCATTTGCATCAGTTCCTAATTCTGATGAATTTTCATAATTTAAATAAAATCCATTTGTGCCAAAAGTTAAACCAGAAACATCAATTGCTTTCCATACTCCACTATCTTCATCAAATTCTCCAAATGATGTTGGTGCTAATTGTTGACCATCTATCAATACTGTTTCTGACATATATCCGTCAAAGTATAAGCTTGTTCCAGCACCTACTCTATTTGGTGCACCAGATTGATTTACACTCATGTCTAAATTCTGTGATGGATATGTTTCTGTTGAAAATGAAGTTTCTTGAAC